CTGACTACTACAACGAGGTGGGGCACAAGTACGGTCTGGAGCGTGGCGAGAGATGTGTCTTGAATGAAGATCCAAGTGTCAAAGGGCGAATTACTCGAAAAGATTTGTTGCTGAAGTTTATAAATCACTATGGCATTGACGTAGTACATTTTGAAACTCTTTACAGACATTTACAGCGTAACTTGGATAATTTGTGTTAGTTGTGTGTTAATTAGTATAAAAATGCATAATTAATTTAAGACAATATGGTTACACTATTGGTTACAAATAGTTAAAACAAGTTGTTAATAAATGTATAGTTAAAATATGACATGCAAATCGTATAAGTTTACCGATATAGTAGAACTCGAATTTTATCCTTCTCTACCATCTGTTATTGAGTTTGCAAAACCGTTCCTTGTATATGAGCCAGTCATATCTTTAAGTCGAGACAACAAGGCAAGTGTGCAACAGTATGGGTGTGTGATTAAAAAGAATGCACAAAATAATGAGGCAAGTACCGAGAATGGTTTTAAAGGCATATTATATGAGATGACAGGAGAACTTTCTGTAGAAGAGTCAATATCAGTCAGTGGGCGCAAGTTTAGATGTGTGCTTTCATTTACCATTGATAGAGCTAAACAGAGTGTTCTTGTTGGCCATTTTAATAAACTAAGGCAATGCAATTTTAATATTGTTGTTAAGTATATAAATGGTACACAGCATATTATACGTTCTATCCCTGGCTCTTGGTTGTTCAAATACAACGAGAGCAAAGGTCTTATAAATGGTACAATAGAGATTGAAAACATCTCAGGCGCACAACAGGTTATTGTTTAAAAGACATACTTTTTATTATAAAGACTACAAGTTCTTTGTGGTTTTATTTTAGTTTGAAGAATTTGATTATAATTTTTTAATGGGTTTCGCTGGGAAGCGAGACCCATTTTTTTGTTTTCTTTCATTTTTTTAAAACCAAGTTGAGTCTTGTTGGATTTTCTGTCCTTTTACACAATATTTATTATAACGACCTTTGTTGCAGAAAAATCGAAAGGAAAAATGAAAAGTTATAAACAGTCACAAGAAATCATCAGCGGCAAGCTGTGGCAGATACATCCGCGTTTTGTTCATGCTATACAGCCTATAGTCGATGGCTTTATAAAGAATAAGTCTGAACGTACAGGCATTCTTGATGATGAGAAAAACCTATCAGGATGGTTTGCTCTTCGGAGTAAGAATTTCAAAAATCGACATCTTGTAAACCATCCAAAAGATATTTCAAAATCCGATACGGAAACTAAGCCTGTCACAAACGGTGAAATTCAAGAAAAAATTATACTTTCAGAGGATCCTGTTTGGGATATGCAACCTCATTGGTATGATGAGGAAGGCCCTCTAATTGGGCCTGATGATGAGTTTATCGATGTTATTGAGATAAAATCAGCCATTACGCGGAATGGAGGTTGGTGCTCAAGTGGATCTATTGAGCATCGCGATCAAATGATTTTTGCTTCTCAATTTCCAAATTGCATTGGACATCTATTTATTATAGATTCTCCAGGAGGCTCTGCTTATGCAAAGAACGACTACCAACAGGGTATTGAAGCAGCACGCGCCGCAGGTCAACCAATCGTTTCTCTTATTGATGGTGGTGCTTACTCAGCAGCAGTGGCCGCTTCTTGCCAGACGGATGAGGTTTATGCACGCCATCCCAACTGTGAATATGGATGCATAGGCACCATGGCGGCATTCTACACACTTGCAGATGGAAGTTCTGATGAGGATGGATATGTCTACCATGAGAAGTATGATCCAGAATCGTTCAATAAAAATGAGTCTTATCGTGAACTTGCCAACAATAACAACCCTGATCCGCTCCTTGCAGAACTGGCTGAAGATGGAGCCGCCTTCCGCTCTCTTGTCAAATCAAACCGTCCAGCAGTATGCGAGGATATGCTCCATGGCAACATATATAAAGCTTCGGAGGTAATGGGAATTTTTATTGATGGCATTAAATCTTTGGATGAGGTGATACAGCGCATAGTAGACCTTCATGAGGGAAATGCGGAGTCAATCAAACATGTTCCGCTTGTCACCATTGTTGACAAGAATGATGATTACGACCAGAACTCAACAGAAAGAAAAACAATAATATCAATTAAAACCAATTAATTATGCTCAAGTACACGAATATCGAAAAGGTTCTTGGATTGCAAGAGAACCAGCAGCTTGCAGTAGATGTATGTAGTGGATTCTATTGCGACAAAATCTCAGCAGAAAAGATTGAGGCATACCTCGCAGAGGCAGAAAAGACTACTATCACTGCCGATGCAAATGTTCAGGCTCTTTCAAGAGCTAATGAGGCTATAGGTTCACTCAATGCTAAAGTGACTGATCTCAACATGGAAATAGCTAACCTTAAGGAATCGTTGGCAGAAAGAGAGCAAAAACTCACTGAGGCAGAAGACTCTATCTTAGACTTTAAGGAGAAGTTGGAAAAAGCTGATAAGATAACGAAACAAGCACAAAACGAGATTGACTTTCTTAAGCAGTCTCTCTCAGAGAAGGAAGCAGAGATTTCTGAACTCAGTAAGAATGCCCCTTCTGCCCCTATCCCAACACCATCGAATCAAAATGAAGAAGAAATGCAAGAAGAAAAAAATCCAGTTCACTTCTATGAGCCAGGTATGAGTCCAGCAGAAGCTCGCAAAGCTCTCCAAAATCGCAAGAAGCAACTTCAGGCCAAATTCTGATAGTTGCGTAACAAATCACAAACACGACAATTAAAACACAAATAAATTATGGCAAACTACACAGCAGTTTCGCTTGACCAGATTCGCGACGTCAAGAATGTTATTAGTGATGAGATTCTTATTACTGCTTCTGGTATTACAGAGGCAATGTGGGAACAACTTAAAATCTTTGTTAAGCCTGGTATTGAAAATGAGTACACTGAGTACATTTATGAGGGCAACTATAAGGGTGCTGCTCCTAAGTACAAGGGGTCAACGCTCAACAATACACTTGGACAGATGATTCCACGCAAACTCAAGGTGCAGCCTGTATGGAATCGCATACCAGACTCTCTTGACAACTACTTTGAAAAGGCTCCTATTTCCATGCAGCGTCTTTCAACCGAAGGCGTTACAGCGGAACATACCCAATTCCAACTCTTGCGTGCGTCTGAACAGACTTCGGCACAGGTACGTTCTAACTTCTTTTTGGGTAGCCGTCCAAAAAACAAAACCAACTTTGACAGTCTAACAACAGATGAGCAGAAAGAATACGCTCTCATGGATGGTATTTATACCAAAATTGCCAACATGATTGCTGGTACAAATGATGATGACAAAGATGACAAGAACAAACCTCTTATCAGTTCTGAGAAGGGAAACCTTATTGAGACTGATCCTCTGCTTGGGGCTGCAACAGGAGCGAAAGAAACTTATCAAAGTGTGGTAAACTTCTATAACAGCCTCGATGCTCATCTGCTTGCGCAAGAGATTATATATTTCTACGTATGTCCTAAACTTTGGAATGTTATCAAACAAGGATACAACCTCACTTATGTAGGTATGCAGACACCTGATGTTAACAATCCAGACTTCCGCTTTACCGATATGCCGAACGTGCAATTCCTCCATTACCCTACTATGGGTTATGGTGACAATATAATTGCTACTGTTGAAGGAAACCTTGGCTATGGAACTGATATAAATACTGACGGCGAGCCAAACAAGGCCTTTATTGATATAAACAAAGACCCTGATGATGCTCACAACATCATAATTCAGATTGACCTCCGTGCTGATACTATCGTTCGCAACCCTACAAAAGGTTACTTTGCCACAAATGGAGAGAAAAACTATCCTTCCATCGAATCGTGGAAAAAGGCAGAGGAAGAAAAACATAAGCAAGAAGGTAGCGTGTAGCAAAAAATCAATATTAACACTTATCCAAGGATAGAAGTATCCTTGGATAAGATAATGCACAAACAACTATGGCAGGTACATGCAATCTAAAATCGGCACTTAAGGACTCTGGCCGATGCAAAATAAACATGGCTGGAACAGGTGACAGAGCATTCTTTTTCGACAAAGATGAACTTATCGCAGCCATCGAGGCTCATAAGCTTCCTGAACCTGAAGCTGATGGAAAGTATGCGGAAGATGCTTTTGTAAAACTTCAAGGGCTTCTCGCAGCTGTGGACATCAAACCGAACTCGGGACAGGTTACTTCTGAAAAGGGTGCAGAGAATGAGGCTTCATCGCAGGTCGGAACATTCGTGGTGTGTGACAATATAGATGCCTTTAATGAGCTTGAGCACGCCCTTCGCTTCAAAGACTTTGGATGTCTCATCCCGAAGGTAGGTGGAGGCTTCTACGTCATCATGTCTCCTTATAAGAAAACTCAGCTGGAATCGAACTACGACTCAGGCACAACTTACGACTCGGATCATGGTTTTACAGTCACTTTGACAGCAGCGCCTTCTGAGTTCGGGGTTACAACTTGGACACCAGCAGCAGGTACACCAGACCTCACAGACTGGACTATCGAGAAGAAAAATGTTTAAAAAGCCAGAAGGATGAATGATGCAGCTCATTGAAAGTCTACAATGAGCTGTATTCTTTCATCCTTTGCCCTATCATGGCTATTGGGCCTAACGTCTAATAAAAATCAACAAGCAGCATGATTACACAGAAAGACTTTATAAAGAAGTTTTCTATGCTCTCTACGGAAGAAAGACAAGTGCTTGCTAAACAAGCTATAGAATTTAAAGACAAGGTTATTCCTGTTCTCAAGGAGATGCCTACACCTTGGAGTAAAGAAACCATTAAGGCATTCGACTCAGGTCTAATGCTTATATCTACACTCTTCAACGCACGTATGTTTTGCCTGTCTGCTTATAGTTACAAGGATACATCCAAGCGTCTTAATGGTCTTGATGTTCAATTGAACATTCTACTCAATACCCTTGTAAGTTCTGGCGATGTAGAGAAAACGTCGCAGGAAGATAATAGCGGCTATTTGACTACACCACCATCATCGCTTATGATAGGCAAGAGTTTTAAACTCAAGCCTCCTACAGGTAAGGCTGGAAGGCCATCCAAACCGCAGAACATTCCATCTGTGGCTGTAGCAGGAATAAGAGATAGTGTACTTCATCCAGAGGGGAATCGTGCCCCCCTTAGACCGACTATAGCTGACAGACCTCAGCATTTTGCTGATTATTGTCATCTACTTCCACCCGATTTACAAAAAGAGGGAAAACTTATATCTGACATGTATACCGAGATGGCTAACATAGCCAACAAACTTGACTACCTCTGTGCCGACCCCGAAAAGACGACACAAAAAGACAGAGCTTATTATGCCGTCAAACTCTGTAATATAGAAGATAAGATTCGTAATCTATGGAATCGTATAGATGTGGCTTATGCCGAGGCTACAGGCAAAAATGTATCAACTGATTATAAGAAATATCTGGAAGATGAGATGAAGCGTATCAATGGCGAGGTAAAAGAAAAAGCTCTGGCCGAAATGACAAAGTTTGAGATTGATGCTATGCCAGAAGGGGAAACTAAGGAACTGGCTAAAAACGCACGCATGCTGAGAGACAAGAAGTTCCTTCGTCGTGATGACCGCACAACTAATGATCAACACCTACAAAATCTTATGGATGCGGCAAAAGAACTGCATGATTGGGGTGTGGCGATAACTAAAACACAAGCTAATAACTGTGCTCGGTATGGTTACATTATCCCGACAGAGTGGATAGAGCTACCAACGGAAGAACGGAAAAAACTGCGGCAACAAGTCCGCAACGAGGAACGCAAAAAAGAGCGAGCCAAAGCAAGAGAGGAACGCGAAGCTCTGCATACAGCGGCAATGACTGAGGTAGCTGCTCCTTACAAAGGCGATGATTCCATGTCACTCTTTTCAAAAGACAATGAAGTACGATGAAAATACAAACTATTAGAATAACGTAGTCTTATGCTTATATCACACATCGAAGAACTTACCGCTATTTATCCAACCTCACGGTGGGATAATATATCAGACTTACTCCACCTTTTCTCCAAAGTGGAGAGGAGCAAACTAAGTAAGTATTTAGGACTTCCATTGCTTACTGAGCTTAATACAGAATATAAAAAATTGGCGGTCCACCCTGGAGGCATTACTTTCTATATTGACTCTATTCAGTCTGATGCTGCTGAAGAAGAAACAGTATATAATGAACAGGAAAACAAAGATGTATGTTCTGAGATTCCTGAAGCACTAACGCTTGACGTGTTGCGTGCATGTCAGGAAATTATTGTGTATGTGACGTTGAGTAATAATGTACGGATACTTTCATCATCATTCAATAAAGGTGGCGGCTTCAACTCAATGTCAACAAGTGACTACGATCCTTCTTCTGATGTTCAACTCAAAGCTTTGTCTGTTGAACTGTGGCGTAATGCGATGGACTCTCTCGATTCTTTGCTTATACTTTTAGAGCAAGATGCAAAAGAAAATCAGGTGTATACAGCCTTATGGAAACAGTCTGTATACTATTATCGTCACTCTGATCTTATCTTCCGCACAGCCGATGAACTGTCACATTATATAAATATTGAAGGGGGGCGAGCTACATACATACAGCTGACACCTGGACTGCGGAATGCTCAAAACCAATACATTACTACTCATATAGGCAAGACCCTTACCACTATGATAGTGGAGGATGATTGCTCAGAAGATTCTGACATATATCCATTCTTTATTGAACTTTCAACGCATATTAAGCAGGCTCTTGCTAACTATGCCAATATAGAGCTGCTTCATCTAAGAGCCTCGTCAGAAAAAAATTCCGCTCAGTCAAAGACTCGCTCTGAGTTGGAAAGCACATATCATGACTCTGGAGATAGAGAAATGGCGATGGCTATAGATGTTATCGTGGAGCATCCACGCGAGTTTAAGAAATATATAGATGAATACCCCACCCTTCAGTATGAGTATACTCGTAACACTAAGCAAACATGGCAAGATTATTTAAAGTCGCTTGATAAAACAGACCAACCTTCAAATACAAAGCCTCCTTTAAACGAAGGCGAGACCTTCCCTGATAATGCTGAATGTCCAGGCTCTAAAATCAATACTCCTACACCCTATATGGACGCCATCTGTGATTTAGGAGGTTGGCACTTTACTTGATGTTCCTGTTCTCTATTTCTTATTAAGAAAAAAAACAAACGGTCCACTTACTCAACAAATAATTAAATACACAACACATTATGTTTTTTGGCAATGAATATAATATACCACCTTGTTGTGATCAAAAGTATTTCACTCATCTGCTTCTGCTTGTTTGCCTTTCACAAAAGAGCAGCTTGTGCATGGACTCACTTCAGATGAAGCCGATGAGGTTATACAATTATGGAATATGTCTGAGAAAACCACAAGTCTATTTATGCAACACGACTACACTCTTCAAAATGTATTGTCAAAGGTGCTATTGCACATACCTGTGTCAGACATCTCCTTGCTTACTCCAGCCATAAATCAAGACTTAATAAACTGTCTATGCACCGCCCTGTCTAAGCACTGGTTTAATGGGAAAGACAATGACTCGTATATGCTTAATCATCTTGTATTGATTGCATCTGAGGATGCGTTCAGACAGTATGCTAAAAGCATTGGAGAAGACGAAAATAATGGTACAAGAATAGTGCACAAGGAGTTTAGTAAGTTCGGGGAAAGAGTATCTATTGCTATTGCAGAGACATCACACATGATGTTTGTTGTGAAGAATACTGAGCATGAATACGCATTCTCAGGCACGGCCAACCTTGTAGCTTCTACTTCTAAACAGAATTTCACGTCACTCATGGCCACATGCGATAGTGCCAATGTAAAGGAAATATCAACTGTATTAAGAATCCTTAGTCACAAAAAAATATAAAACTATGGCTACAACTCTCACCTCAGAATCAAGAATTATTAAGGCTATAGCTTCTCATATAGAGACTGGCATACCTATTAGTTCAGAGAACTACCGACTTACACCAGATGAAATAATTCGCATCAAGGCAGTATTTCACTTATATAAAGCATGGCGCAAGAATCCTATGCTTAACAAGCAAATGTTTCTCAAAGAGGTGCATCATAGACGCTCACAAGACTTGCTTAATGATATGTACTGCTTTAACTTTATATGCAGTATGACTAACGATCTTACAATCTCTCGACCTGATGCTGAATTTATAATGGATAAGTACACCAAAAAGATTTTGCAAGCAGGTGATGCTACAGGCGACCCTCGTCTATGGGAAAGAGGATTGATGTTATTAGGCAAGTATCATAAACTTGACAAGGAAACTCCTCCAGAGGATGTGGCAAGTAGAACTGCCACTCTTCCTTATGCTATCACACGCGATATTAAAGCGATTGACCCTAACAGAAATCCTATATCTATAGAGCACAAGAACAAGATTATAGCCAAGTATGGAGGTGTTCCAGATGCCACAGCAGAGAATATCCGCAAAAAAAAGAATCAAATAATTGGGTTATCTATCAACAATGAAGAAACTGAGTAAAGCACACGAGTTATGAAAAATAAACTTTATATTGTTGAAGACGCACGTCAAAGTCCTCTTGTCGCACCATCTGACAAGCCTGTGAACATAGTGTATCAGAACGATTGCCAGGCAGTATCGTTGGGCTTCTCTGCTAATGTTACTGGCTTAAGAGCAGGACGCGGTACAGGTAAAACTGCTACGCTTGCAGGAGCTATGGTTGGTGCGGCTCAATCAATAGTGCGCGGCACCCTTGTATTATATGGGTCAAGCTATGCTCAGATATATGGGCGTACCATGCCTTCACTTGTAAAGGAAATTGAAAACACATGGCATTGGGTAGAGGGTGTGCATTTCTTTCGAGGGCAAGCTCCCAAGTCTGCTCACTTCCCCAATCCTTTAGCTCGTCCTAAGTCGTGGTCTAACTGTATACATTGGTATACTGGAGCTGTCACACAGCTATGCTCTTCTGCTGTTAAGGGATCAACGAATGGTATGAGCATTCAGTTCTTTGAGTGTGATGAAACTCGATATGTCAATTGGGATGCCGTATCGGAAGAGGTTCGTCCTGCTGTACGTGCTGGTGTGTATGATGGCGGTTGGGGATGGCAACTGTCAAAGAATCCATACCTCTGTGGACAATGGTTTGTGTCAGATGCTGCTATTTCCGACAACCAAGCACGATGGGAGAAAACTTTGGCAAGCGAAGCAGCTGACTGTGTGGATATAAATGATGAGATAGCTGAAATGCTTGCAGAACTGGAAGTTGCAGCCGAAGAAGGATGGTATTATGAGTTATACAACAATCCTCGCTTTCGAGATAGACTTCAGTATTTGAGAAGTAAGTCCACCAATTTCTTCAATTTCTCTACTGTGGAGAATCTTGAAGTGCTTGGAGGTGAGGAATATATCAAGAAACAACTACGTCAGCTTCCTCCTCTTATTTTCAATATTCAAATAATGAACGGCATGAAAGGTTTGTCAAAGCAAGATAGGTACTACGCCAATTTTTCAGAGGATGTCCATTGCTACGAACCAAATCAGACCTTAGAAGAAGATATTATTAAGGGTAACTTCCTGCGAAAGTATAGGTCTAAGATCGACATTGGCGGTATGATGAAGAGCGTGGACTATGAAGCTCCTGACTTGGATGAGATAAGCAATGCTCAAAAAGATTGTTCTCTTGATGTAGACTGCATAGACGGCAAACCTCTGTTTCTATCTCTTGATACAAACAAGAATATCAACACCTTTATTACAGCTCAAAGATATTCTCTATTGGGATTCGATTCTGCTGTTATCCTGAAGACTATGTTTGTGCTCAATGAACGTCGTCTACGTTCTCTTTGCGCTGATTGGCACCTGTATTATGCGCCACACCAAAAGACTTGTCCTGATGTATTCTTCTTCTATGATTCTACCAACAAAGCATCCAACTACGCTTTGGAAGAACAGGAAAAACTAAGGTTTTACAATGTGATAAGAGATGAATTGAGTAAACGTGGCTGGTCTGTTTATCTTATAGATATGGGACAGCCCATGGATCATGACTTGAAGTATCAGTTCATGAACGATGCTTTCTGTGGAGCTTTGCCGTTTATGATTAGGATAAATAAGTTTAATAACGACTTCCTTATAGCATCACTGAATACAACTAAAAACAAAATGACAGGCAAACTTCATCGTAAGGATAAGAGTAGGGAAAAGCTAAAAACCAAGCTGAATGAAGATGGCTTACCTGCCAATCAGATAACTGATTGCTCAGACGCTTTTGATAATATGATAATCGGCATGCGCTCTCACATGCCCGGTATGAGCTCGAGCCGTTGGGGCGTAGCGGACGTGCCTGTGTCGGGTGTGGTATTGGGTTGATTATTTTGTCCTATACAGTATTGTAGTTTATTTGTATTTTTGTTCACGAAATTAAAACGTCATAATAACTTATAAATATATGTACACACAAATTCGTTCTCTTATTGTCACGATAGGCTCAGCAATTCTTGCTTTCTTATCTCCTTTATCAGCAGATCTCTATGTAATGCTGATACTGTTTGGCTTCAATGCCTTCTTTGGAATACTTGCCGATATTGTGGATAACAAGAAATGGAACAAGAAAAAGTTTCAATGGGCTTTTCTCGAAGCTTTGCTTTTTGTTTTCTTTGTGCTTATTATCTACTCTATAGGTTATATCAAGAGTAATATGAACGGTGCTTTGCAATGTGTTAGCTTTGTTTCTTATGCTCTGATATATTACTATGGCACTAACATTACACGCAACCTCATGAGCATACTTCCAGAAGAAAGTGTAGGACATAAATGTTTCTCGTTTATTTACTATGTACTTTCGATTGAAATCATCAAGCGTATTCCGTTTCTTAATGTCTATTTAAGAGGTTTGTCTATTGAACAAGCTTCTCGCTCTAAGGGTGTCGTTTCTGGAATGCAAAATGAAATAGAGAAGGGAGAAAAGAATGGCTAAAGACTGGACTGGCGGAGCAGCTGCTGTGTTTAAGACATTGGGAGCGAGCAACCATGCGGATATGGAGCGACAGTGTGATGACTATTATGCCACAGAACCCAAGGCTACGGAATGGCTCTGCAAGTTGGAAAAGTTTGAAGGTAGCATATTGGAGCCTTCATGTGGCGAGGGTCACATAAGTGAGGTGCTGAAGGAGGCAGGGTATGATGTGGTGAGTCGCGACCTTGTAGATAGAGGCTACGGTGAGGTGGCTGACTTCCTTGCCATCGACAACGTGGGTTTTGACGGTAACATAGTTACCAACCCACCGTACAAGTTTGCACAGAAGTTTGTGGAAAAAGCTCTGAGCATCATTCCTAAAGGCAAGAAGGTTGCAATGTTCCTTAAGCTGACATTCCTCGAAGGCAAGGCACGTAGGGCACTGTTTAAATCTTCCCCACCCTGTCGCATTTGGGTCAGTTCGTCAAGAATGAAATGTGCAATGAATGGTGACTTTAATGCCTTTGAAGGAAGTGCGACCGCTTATGCCTGGTTTGTTTGGGAAAAGGGGTATCATGGTGATACAAAAATAAAATGGTTTAACTAATAAGTGTAGTCATGTATAGTCAAAAAGAGAAAATAATAATAGGTGTAATCATATCTCTTATACTCCTGATAGCACTTGCTTCCTGTAGAACAGAAAGGAAACAGCTAACATCAGTAAACACGAGTGTAAGTAATTCCGATTTTAAATACCAAAACTCAATGATAGACTCACTATTGTACAATATCATGCAACAACAGATAAAAAGTTCGACTATGGTATATCATGACTATACTTCTGTTGTTGATTCTATATACGTGAGAGAGTACACAGATTCTGATGGAGTTGTACATCAAGACCGCAGCCACAAAAATGTGACTACTAATAGGATAAGAGATTCATGCTCTAATAATACTCTAAATGCGATTGATAAAGAAATAACTATTAAACAACAAATAAATAAAGACTCAGTTTCTTCTATCAATAATAGCATGTCATCACGAGAAACAGATAAAAAAGATTCAATGTTTTTTAAGCTTTCATGGACAGGCTATATATATATTATATTGATTATCATCTATTCGGTTATAATGTTTAAATTAAGAAAATGAATTAAATGAAGAGCAGAAGTTGTGAAACTTTTGCTCTTTTAAAATTTAAAATGAAACACAATTGGCCTGTATTATGTCTTTATCTTTTTTCTCATTCTCGTAATCTCCTCTGCTTGAATGGTCAGCCTGTTTAGAGTTTCAAAGTTAAGGATGGCATCGGCATCAAGTACTGCTCTTTGAGAAGGAAAACCTTGTTCCTTCATGAGAGTGTTGAGTGTCTGCACGAAAGACTTAATAGGGTCATACTCATCTTGACTATTCTTGCCTGAGAATAATTTTGGGAATTTCTTTTGAAGAGCAAGAAGCGAACCTTGGAACCACTGGTAGAGGATAGGAAACAGCCAGTCTGGTGCTTTGTCGGCAATCTCATCTTTCAGTCTCTGCATCTCATGATAATCATATTTCTTTGTTTGCCAACAGATTTCCTTCTTTGTGACGATGTTTCCTTCATTATCAATTTTTATATTTACATCATCATCATACACCTCAGTTTCCATGACAACAGCTTCCATTGGAACTAAAACAGAAGAAATAAATTCCCCTTGCGCATCTTTTAAATCTTTCGTGCAAGATTCTATATTCCTAATTAACTGAGGACTTAATTTCAGATATAACTCTTCCTGGCTTAGATTCTTATTCTCTCCCGACAATTTATTTAGTTCAGAAAGCATTTTTTTATGAACCATATCCATATTGTCCTTGCTGCTTTGCACATTAGAAGCAGCTGTCTGTGCATTTTGAAACTGTTCGTATGTAAGAGACAAAAGCATGGGGTCTGGCCCTTTATATGTATGTGAACCAATGCGTATGGTGTCTATATGGCAGTCAGTTAAAGTAAATGGTTCGTCAAGAAATTTAGTAAAGTGTTCGGAAGCATAAAAAAAATCTTCTGCTGAGATAGTCATAAGAGGAGATTCCTCGTCATCTTTTTTTTTCAAAACAATGGTGACTGGTGCTTCGTTTCGGATCACCTTCTCCATCCATGCCAATCTTATGTTCAGTTCTTCAACTGAAAGGTTATCTTTTACAGATAGTTGATCCTCGTGCGTGAAAAATGATTTACCACACAACTCAAGACCACAGAGGGAAAGAAACACTCTCATTTTATACACGCTTTCTGGTAGATCTTCTTTTAAGAGGGTGTGTATATAAATGAGTTGCTCTTCTGTGAGCTCATCCCATGTAGAGGGTGGATTTGGCAATATTACAGTTTCCATCTTAATCAGATATTTTTCCGCAAACAGCAGCCTTTACCTTAAAGTTTACCGCTGTTAATTGACTTTTACTTTTGTCACACACAGTAATGGTATCATTTACGGTGATTACCACAGGCAACCATTTCCCTCCAACAAGCATCCAATGCCGTTCACTCATGATAAACTCGGTGGCCCACCAATCAATCCATTCTTCTGTGTTGAATCCACTTGACATGTTCCATTCTGCATATCCCCCACTCTTCTTGCTTCTTATGCGTGGTTGAGGATTGTATACAATATCGCCTACTATATTATATAAGGTGGAGTCAACGTCATAGTTCTTGTTGTCCAACATCTTGCCAGAGGCCGATTCGAGTAATCCGAAAGAGTTGATGAAAGCAAAAGTTCTTCTGCTTGGGTCATTTTCTACATAAACTTCAGGTGGCACTTGTTCGAGAATTTCAGAACTGTTAGTGTTTGGTCGAATGTATACATCATTAGTTCCAATGACTTCATTTGAAGGTTTCAAAGAAAAATGATTATAGTCATTAAGTGTTACTCCTTGCCATCTCAATGCCTCAGACATTCCTCCCAAGTAAACAGGGCCGATGGAGCCATTGCTAATAGGGTTGGATACTATTTCTCCGTTCTCCAAGAATGTGGCTATGACATTGTAAGTGCCGTTCAGGGGAGTATAACTCATATTATCTGGAGATACAGATGCTTGTTTTAGAAACTCTGCCTCAAAAGCTGATGCCACATCAAAGCTGATTGTATTGTTGCCAAGAGTTTCCTTGCTGAAAGAGTACCTTCCTGTACCGATGGTAAGATGGACAGCTATTGTAAGCATAGGTTTAGAGCTCGACACATCTAAAGATATAATCACAGGTTCTTTAACAAAAAAAAATGATTCCATAATTGCATTGTTTTACAGATAATACAACTCAATTTTTACCGCATTTAAACTATTATTAGTTAGAGTGAATGAATATTTTTTTATCCACCCTACAACTTCTTTAATCTGATACTTCTTAGAAAAGTCAATACTAAGCAAAGAGGCTATTGATGCTTCTCCTTCAATCTTAGCCACCTTCCTGTTGAGGATGAAATATGCATATTCTGTGTAGAAGTTGTCAAAAATAGAGCGTTTTGCAAATTGGCTACTAATGTCATAATACGCTTTTTCTGTTTCACCTGTTTCGTATCCGTTTGAATCGTATTTTGGTCGCGTGCTCGAAAGAAAGTCTGTGACGAGATATTGCTTACCATCCTCATCTTTCATTACCAGTCCGCCCTTGTATGGCTTTTCTGCTTTTAGCTTCAGAGAAAGCGAATCTTTGATGGTGCTTCTCAGAACTTGGCCACATGAATTTACACTATCTGCCGTCGTTTCTGATTCACTGCCAGCCACGTAAGTCCAATTGGAATTGCCTTCTCCATCAAAGTCATAGTTGTGCTCATATTTGTATGGGGCAATTCTACCACCTCTTGCAATACCTAACACGAAGTCTGCTTTACCATCATGGAAAATATCACCCTGAGTATAATCATAGTTAAGTTTACAACTGAAGGATACAGTCATATTCAAACTACACATGAATTTTTTCTCATTACGTTCATTGTAGTAAGGTTCTATCCCCATGTTCTCATAGGTGTAATCTTGCCTAAACAAAGAACCATCTGGATTGCCATCTTTATCAAAATTTACATGCGTCTCTCCATCGACCAATAAAGCATACTTAGGGAATGCTTCTTGATTGTTGTATTCTATGTTACCATCTTTCTCAGAGAATATGTTAAAACCCTCCATATATTCAGCTTTGCCGTTGACATCAGATACCTCCACAGGTGTAAACCCTATGCTGACAACTTCAGTCGTGTCCTCAGAATGACAATCTCCGATACGGACATCTCTATACCCACCAACCTCAAACCAAGATGGATACCATTCAGATGTTGTCTTAGCATCTTTGTCAACTTTTAGGCGATAGCTATTTCCTGTCTCTGAGTCTATGTACAGTTTTTTGTTATCATTGGAACAGAACTGAAGCATTTCTTTGTACGATGCAGGAGCATTGTCATTCTTGCTATTCTTCCCAAATAAAACTACATCTTTGTAGTCGTAGTAATTGTAGAAAGTATCATCGTTGCCAGATGTTTTCAGAAGTGTGCCAGTGATGCCACGATTCTTATAGTCAGATGAACTGCTATACTTCAATATAAATCCAGTTGTGTGCAATTCTTCTTTCGAGAGAGAACTGATAAGCATTGGCAATTCCTGACATTTAGTTTCATTGAGGACGTCTTTAATAAGCACCACTTGTAAAGTAGACTCCTGCGCATCATAAATATATCTTATACCAAATCAGAGAAACTAATATCTGGCAAGTTTTCTTCGGTGGCGTAAGCTTCATACAGATCAAAGGATTTATCTTTAAGCATAGGCCCCCCAATAAATTCTCTTATAATCAAATCTACTGTTTTGTCATTATTTTTTTTGCGAAATCTGTAAGCCTTTTTTATTTTATGTATCCTTTTTTTATCATCGTTTTTAAGCCCAATATAAGTGTTACTATACCTATGTTCGCCTGTTATAAAACCAGTGAAATGTACTCTTAATTCATCATTTGTAAAGTATAAATGGTTTTTGTCTACATCTGTTGGTATATTACCAGTTGAGAAACTAACTTCCTTTATTGCACGGTCGTTATAATCAGTATATCTATAAGCACAGTTGGTATGAATGAATGCAAGTCTATAGAAATCAGGTATACTCTTAAAGCACTCTTTCATCACTGTTACGTTCAAAGCTTCCATTACTCTATCAAAGATATAAGCAACGTAGAAACAAGGAGCTGAATTTAACATATCGGGTTCATGAATATTGTAGTCTCTTTTGGCTACCCATGTATCACCCTCTTGTGCGTATCTCTGTAGACATGTGCGTATATTACAGTATTTATTATCTTTAGTTATTGGATCGTACGGCTTGTCGGTATTGACATAGCCGTCTTTTACGAACAGAATTGGTGGAAAGGTCATACCTGTTACAGTTAATTCTTCCTGTGTTCCGTATTGAATAGAATCTCCTGCAAAATATGGGATTCCGCCTCTACCATATTCAAAATATGCTTCTGTATAATTAGTGACAATAGTATCTTTCTTAAGTAAAGATATTGTTGGATAGTCTGGAAAAGTATAACCACAAGGCACCCTATGCTCTTCTTTTTCAATAAAGTCAATATCTTGAAGATTCTTATTGTCAATGAGCGTTCCCCATTCTTTATTCCCACTTCTTAGTGTTATGCCAATCTTGCCTTCTTCAATGCTTATATCCTTATCAATCCATATCACTCCATTAAAAAGTTTTATGCCATAATAAAACAGCACAAATTTCTTTCCGTACAGCCTCTTATATACATTCTCCCCATGCAGCTTGTCTATGTTGCCAACTATGTGTCTATTCATCTCACAGTCAAGGTCAAACTCGTGTGAAAAATTTCCTCCTGCACTGGTGTCAAAGATAGGGTTGATACACTCTACTGTTATAGACACATCATCTTCAAGCCAAGCCTCCTGCCAACTCGGATTTCTATCTGAACCTATGTTTATATATAGTTGAATTTTGTTCATGGATTATTTACAATGATTGCATTATTTCGTCAGCAAGTTCTTTCCCTAAACATTTATTAACCCCCTCTGCTATCTGTAGCGTTAGCTGCGCTGCATACCACCAGTTCCAAAATGGGCCTAATGTCTCAATTTGATAACCTTCCTCTATATGCATAGGTATTCCTTTCCCCTTCAAAAAACCATTTAAGAAAAAGATGCTGTTGCGGAAAGTTTGTGCCAATATAGTAGCTTTTTCTTTACACTCTTTAGCTTCTTCACCATCCATGGTTTGCATCATCTGAGGTGAGCGCACACAAAAATAGATAGTGTAGTCTTTATATTCCCAATCTCCTCCATTCCCACTCACAGGAGCACTGCTCTCCATGATGACACAAGGGCTTGTTTTTGCCGTCTGAACTTGCAAAAAGTCTGCCATGTCCGCAAATCCTTTGGTATAAAAGACCCTTTTGTTTTTAGAATCCTTCGCTTTTACATGCTTTATCTCAGGATGGGCGCTTGCCCACTTCTCTAATATATCCGAAAATTCCATAGAACAAATTTAATAATTACGAATCTTTATTCTAATCACTATTGTTAATTCTCGTCTGTGTTACCAGTGTTCATCTCGACTATACCTGTTTTGCTTCTGTCAAGTGTGCTAAGTACCTCTCTTCCAATCTCAGCAAAAAGATGTTTATCCATTTTGTTGAATTTGAATATATTGTTAAGTATAAAACAGAATCTCATCTGTCTTGAAGACATCATTACCTGCTTGAGTGCATACAACTCTCTCTGTTGCGTACCACCGCTTGATGGATTCTTGCCGAATGTGGCCACAAGAGAAGAATGGATTCCGCATGCCCAGAAGATAAGATTAGCACATTCTTCAAGGTCTTCTTTGCTTACGCCTGATGCCGAACTCTTTGGTTGAGGAACATCTACTATCTCTATTGACTTCATTACGGTGTTAGTGCCAGGAGCTATGAAAGAGTCAAGCGTGCAAGTCTTGCCATTGTTCTTTCGTTCACGCAAAAATCTGTTTATCGATTCAACGAGCAATGCTCTTAATGCTTGCTTCTCTTCTTTTTTTGTGGCTCCTGCATCGTTATAATACCTCTGTAGATAATCGTTGTTTATATATATTAACTTACCCCACATTGTTGCATTTTGCCTTGCTACTGCCTTGTCAAAAATCATAGTGCTTACATACTGATAGCACAGACTGATGAATATGCTCCACCATGCAGGCTGCTCGTAATAAGTTGTAAAACCACAGGGGTAGCGTCCCATAATAGCATAATGTAGATTTCTCTCGCTTACGCTCAACTTTTGCCCTTCCTTGATTATATTTTTAAGATCTGGTATCATGGTGCTGTTCTTCAGTAGAGGGTAAGCTACAATATTATTAGGACGATACAATTCTCTTGTGGTATATAGAAGGGCATCGCTATAATATATATAGTTTATATTACAGCTGTCATCCATCTGTTCTAATCTGACAGCTGTGTGCTTTAGAGCTTGAATGCGAGTGATTTTAGGATCCCACAATCCTTTGCGCCCTTGTTCAAGAGATATAAGGAGGGTAAACATGTCTAAATGTTGGTCATCACATACAACCTGCGCATACACTTCATTCAAATCACTATTTTCTTTTATACGCTCAAGCAGATCCATAGTATCTACCCATTCGGCATAATCTTCTTGAAACTGCTTGAGCATCCAGCTTTTCGTTCCAATCACAGAATAATCAATGCTTTCGCTTGGCTTGATTTCTGGTTCTGCCTTCGTCCTGTATTCTTGAATGTCAGCATTCTGCAACCTTGGAATACTTAATGGCCGAACTAAGCCTTCAGATTCGCCCCTTTTCTCTTTAGCTTCGTTTTCTTTGTCAAGCTCTTCTCTGAGAGCTGCAATCTTGCCAATAAGCCATTCTCCCGCACACTCATAAGGAATCTTAATCTCATGTACCTTTCCATTGTTAAACTCACATGTTTTGTATAGAAATAGTATTCCCTTGCCGTATGCAATATCTTTTAAGAAACGCATTGCTGAAGCTGTATAAGGTTGGCTGACAGCAGATCTGTATATATGCAAAGGAAGTCTGTCATCAGCACCATATCTTATGTACCCCTTACCAGGAGTACCTAATGGCTTGCCGTTCACATCTTTGTCAGGAACAGCCACGACTCCATCTCTGTTGCCAAGATGCTGCATGTAGTTTGGATCTGGAATGGTGTCACTCATAGCATGAGGGATACTATCACCAAATGCACATGCCGACTCCGTAAAACCTTTGCTGCGCTTTTTGGTTTTTTCATTATGCGCAGGTTTTCGCAAGAAGCCATAAGCCTCATAAGCCTTATCAATTACATCTGAAATAGACTCGGCCTTGCCAAAGAAATCAACAATTGGATCATCGGTTACATCGTTAATAAGAACATACCCATCGTCAAGCAATTTTTTTGACTTCTCTGCCATCTGCATGACAGAATTTCTGTATTTCTGATTCATGGCCTTAGTAAGTTTAACTTTTTATGATTGTATATTCGTCTACCTGAAGAAATAATATATCCCTCAATGTTCTTGTTTGCGCATTCCCATCGGAGGGGTCAAGAGAATCTAAAAACTTCACCCTCCCTGTGGATGTACGCCTGTCTACACTTGTGCAGACCACGTTATGCGCTTCTATAATAGTTCCCCCCTTCTCTACGTATCGCAGAAAAAACGGTTTGCGGTTTCCATTTTCATCTACTCTATGAATGGTTAAAGCATCAAGCTTATCCCATCTGAGCAATTTTGTTGCTTTTGGTGCATCTTTATTCATACTTTCAATTTTTAGACAAAGGTAGTAAAAATTTAAACTATATCAAAGGACATTTTTATTTTAATCTAATAATATAATATCATACTTAAAAGGTATAATTAAATATATCTATTCGACAATAATAAATATTTTAATATAATAATTAAAAATATGTGTATTGATTATTTGCATAAATATAATCTTATAACTATATTTGCATCGAAACATAACACTTTATCATGGAAACAAAATATTATTACTATGCTGACAACGCTCTTCGTAGATTCCGTAGAACATTAAATGTCAAATACAACGACATATCTTTACATACGGGGTTTTCTGTTTACAAGATACAAGGCAAGGAAAAATGTGCTTACTTGCCTATCAATGAGCTTCTTGAAATATGCAATAAGATGCACTGGATGATGTGCAATGTAGTGTCTACAACACAAGACCCTCCTGATGCTCAAAAATTCTCAGAGGACAACGATTGGAAGGATATTACATTTGATGCGAATGCTTTCTCTCGTGATGTAATCAAACAAGAAACCTCTATTACAAATATATGTGAGAGGCTAAACCTTGCGTATAGAGGTTACAAGTTGCGCTTTGCCCCAGATGATAACAAACCTCACTTTTTATCATTAGAGTATATTGTCAATGTGTGTAATATTTATCATCTTAATCTAAGCAATTATCTCATAGATCCTAACAAACCTATAGAAAGTATATTCTATAAAGAAGGACTGGAATATGCTCATGCTGTTGAGATAAATACGTTGGCTCAAACTGTTGCCCAAAAGGATAAAGAGATAAAGCTGTTGCATCAACAATTAGCAGAAGCCAATACAAAAATAGAGAAGCTAAATTCACTTGTGGCTATGGTGAAAGGCATGGTATCCTCTATGCAAAAAGTATGTTTGGGTAATGCTGATTTGGAAGATTCTTCTATTTTTGAGGATGAACGTAAAGAGATAACAAAAGAAGAAGAGATGGATGATGCTCTTTTGTAACCAATAAAACTATTAAAAAATCATGGATAAACAGGAAAAGGTTTTATTAGCACTTGATGAACATAAATGGATTAACACTCCAGTTGTATACACTACATACGGGAATAACTTTACATCTTTCCAACAGGATTTGATGCTCATAGTTAGTGGACATTTTCAAGATTATCTCAAGAAATTTTTAGATGATAAATCTTATAAAAATAAAGAAAATCCTAATCCGATGATACCCAAGGAAGTTGTAAAGGCTATGCCTCCTATACATATAGATTTAAGTGAGATGGGTATAGGAGATAACAACTACTCTCGTGTAGATGTAGCTCTTAATGCTATTAGGGAATTATGGGCAAAAGCTCCTGTGTTTGACAAGGAATCTGGACTCAAGACAGGCGAAGACATGTTTCCAGTTTTTAAAAAGGTGCATATACCAACTATTGCATATAACGTCGAAGGGAATAGTCTAAAATACAAGGATAAAGAAGGGCTTATCATAGATAACTCTAACAGAAGAAAAGGCTATATAGAACTCACAATAAACGAAGAAGTGTCTTCTTATGTTTTTGACATGCACGATGGCTACTTTAACCACTTGGAAAGAATCGCCATGTGGTGCAAATCTCGGTATACATCCAGGCTCTATCTCTTGTTGATGAGATATGTTAGTCGCAACAATATGAAGCCTGTTATTCGGTTTTCAGAGATAAAGGAATTTCTTGGAGTCGTAGAGCGTGATCCTAAAACAGGAGTTATAACCAAGGAGAATTACAGGAAGTATTCTCAATTTTCAAAGATGGTGCTCAATGTTGCAAAGATGGATATGGATAAGCTGAGTAATGAGCATCACATAGAAATATTACTTGATGATAATAAAGAAACAAATGGATACAGACCTATTTACACAGGAAGGGGAGAAAGGGGAAATCCAGACGCTATACAATTCTTTATTAAAAGAAGTGCATTAGGGTTAGCAAGGGATACGGAACTACACAGATCCTCAAGCGAACAGAAATTATTATCGTCACTTCTTGGTAGGTATCCTACGCTGAGTAAGGATGCTGTGTTGGCTTTCTTTAATAGTGTGCCAAATAACAGATGGAGTATTTTTCAAACATACGTATACAAAGACATTCCTAAACTGGTGGAAAATCCTCATAGATGGAATGGGACTGCTGAAAGTTATATAATGTTCCTTATACGAAAAAAGTGCGAGAGCTTGACTCAAAATATTGCAAAATCAATCCAAGAGACTAACTCTCCCTCTCCTACTGAAATATCTGTTGACGAAGAAATCAATCCGCATGATGTTAAAACCATCAATCAAGCCTGCCCAATAAAGAGTGACATGAAAAAAATTGGGGAGTTTAAAGAGGAATGGGAAACATTTCTACTTACATACAAAGGATGCTTGTTGCCTCTTATAGCTAAAGCAAAACACATGGGTAGCGACAGAGGGTTTCCATGGATAGAATTTCCTGACAAGATAAGTTTTGATGAATATGAGAGAGCGGAACTTAATCCTAAAAATGCAGATGAAGTAAAGAAAATGCACACTATACTTGCATCTATCCTTCATATAGAAAGTCCTGTTGTTATTATAGTAAGAGGCTATAGATCATAAAATGAATTATAGAGAGCTGGAACAATGTTTCAGCTCTCTTTTTTTAGCAACGAACTTGCAACGAAAATATTTCTCCGCAACGAAAGTGTTTGTTTCTTTGCACTTAAATCAAACATAAAAAAAAAGAGTGACTCTTTAAGATTAAAAAATTCAGTAAAAACTTTAAAACACAAACACTATGGCAGATGGAACTATGATGGAGAAGGTTTATTGCATGCCTTCTTCTAATGACAACTCACAGTTGCTCGCAGAACTTATCAATGCAAAAGGACAGGGTGCAGATGCAGCTCAGATGGCGGCACTCTTTTCTCGTGACCGCAACCAAAATGACTGGATGAATAATCCATTCATGTATCTAATTTGGTTGGCATGGATGAATAATGGCAATTTTGGATTCGGTGGAGGCGGTAACGCCCAGACAGACATCCTCTCAAAACTTAACAGTTTGCAGGGGCAGATTACAGACAACAATAACAATGCTGTCGCCTTGGATGCAATACGAGGAAATGCTACGGCCATACACGAACTTGCATCTATTCTTAACACTAACTTTGGTGATGTTGCGCAGGCTGTATCATCCGTACAGAATGCTATCACACAGATTGGTGGTCAGATTGGCTACTCAAGCGAAAGAGTTATCAATGCTATTGGTCAAGGCAATCTCAATCTTATTCAGCAACTCAAAGATTGCTGCTGCCAGACACAACAATCCATAACTCGCATGGGCTACGAAAGCCAGCTTGGACAGAAAGACTTGCTTAATGCAATGGGTCAGCAGACTCTTCAGTTGGGAGAACGCTTTACAGGTCTTGCTAACGGTATTCAACAGGGATTCTCTGCCACAGCTTATGAAACACAGAAGAATGCAGCTCAAATCATCCAGCAAGGAGAAAAAATTATTCAATCTGGAGAAAGAAATACGCAGCGCATAGTTGACGTGCTTGCTCAGCATTGGGCGGCAGAACAGAGCCAGGAACTTCAGAGTGCTAAATTTGAGATCTCTCAAATGAAGCAGAATGAGACCATAGCTAAGATGCTGTCTCAAGGAGTGAATGGATGTAACTGTAACTATGGTACGATGTAGTCATATCATGAAGCGTAAATCCTGTCTTGCGCAGGATTTCGCTTCATGTGCCAAACCTTTTAAATATTAATAAAATGATCACAATAACTCCAGTACCAGCAGCGTCTGCATCAGCAACGACACAGACTCTTGCTATACGAATATCTCAGCCTGTATGCCGACCTTATAGCGTGACTTCTCTTGTTCAACCTATAGGCAACGTGAAATTTTCAGTAGGAACGGTGAAAGTCGTAGATGGAATAGCCACGGCCACAGCTTACGTTCAAGGGACAATAACCTACCAACCAGGAAATAGATGCGCTGCGCAAACTCGCGTTTTCAATGAGTCATTCCCAATAGCATTTACAGCTACTGGAACAAACACGATAACTCTTGCCCCTGGCGATGATGTAGTGGGGTCTCCTTCTAATATAAGGTGCTGTAAGGCATACGGATTTGCTATAACAACAACGGTGGTAGCTACAATTGCTTAAATACAAAGAAAATGCAGATGACGGCATGGATTGCACGTCATCTGCGTTTCTTAATACATAACAATTTAAAAAATTCTCTACTATGCTTTTTAAAGAATTAAAAGTGGGTTTGCCTGTGTATTATTTTGATCGTAAAAATATAATAGCTATTACAGGTAAGGTTACAATGAATCCTTCAATGCCACATGCCGATGGCAAGATGTCATGGCAACAATTAGTTGTGGATGTCCCTGTCCAATTAGGGGACAAAATCACATCCTTTGTATTACCAGACAATCAAGATACAGCTTATCCAGATGGTGCTGTTGTCTCTACTAACAGGGATGTAGTGTTGCGAGAAATTGAAAGTATGATGGCACTCAACGAACAAGAACTGAATAAGATAGAGCAGCGGAAAGACATTGTGGAAAAATGCAAAGCTTTGCTTTGTGATTTCAATCCTTTATTCAAGGAAAAACAGCAAAACGATATTCGCTTTGACAATATAGAAAAACGAATAGACGGTTTTGGGAGTAAGATTGATAGACTCTTTGACATGATAAAGAAATTCTCAGAGTGACATCCTAAAGCATTCAGCAAGATGGAAACATCATCTGAATGCTTTTTATTACGTTATTAAAAGTATTAAATGTGTTAAACTTTATTCTACTTTTACATACTTCCTACAACCCGAAAGAACGGACTGCGGTGTCGTACTGGACATAACGAGTGCCCACTACCGACTATCCGAGTGAACTCGGAATCGCCGACTACTTTTCTGAGGATGTTCAAGGCTCCGTTTTGGTCAGCATTGATTACCTTGCCAGTGGAAGAGCGGAACAGTCCGCGCCTCACTCGTCT